CTTGCGATTTCCGGCCGGACCGCTTAAGAACCCGCGCCGGAAAGGGCGATTAGCTCAGTTGGTAGAGCGCCTCGTTTACACCGAGGATGTCGGGAGTTCGAGTCTCTCATCGCCCACCATTCCATCCCCTTGAAATTGCTGAAACCCCTTGCGCCATAAGGCGTTTTGCCCATATTGACGTCACAAATCACGTCACAAAATGGGTTCGCAATGGCTGGCAACCTCCGGCACTGGAAAGAACGCAATGGGCGCTACTCGGCGCGCGTCGTCATCCCTCCCTATCTTCGCCCCTACCTCGACAACCGTGCAGAACTCGAAATTCAGCTAGGCGGCGACCGGCGAACAGCCCTTCGGAACCATGCCGCAGCCGTTGCATCGATCCAGCGGCAAATCGGCATTGCCCGGCAGAAGCACGAGGCGGCGACCGGCCAGCAGCCGAAGGCAGCCCCCTACCCTCTTACAATCCAGCAGATCGCCGTTCGGGACTACCAGAGCCAAATCGACTTTGATGCGGAGATTAGGCTACACGACCCGAACTATGCCCGGTTCGGCGTGGATTGGGATGAAGCCGCCCGCTACCGCGACGGCTTCGCGGGTAAGCTCACCGACGACGAACTTGAACAGCTTGTTGGCGCTCGCCTTGAGCGCGTCCGGCTCGCCGGGAACACGGATGCCGTCAAAGGCACGGACAAATGGCGAGCGCTTGCACAGATGCTTTGCGTGACGACGTTCGAAGCTCTTAGCCGGGAGGATGAGCGGAATGAAGGCGACTTCACGGGGAAGCCGACTCATCCGATGCTTGTCGCCGCAGTCGAAGCAGCTACGGCTTCCGAAGCTGAAGCCGACAAGATCAGCTTCAACGACATTATAGATGACGAAGTGAAGCGTCGGGCGCGCGGCAAAGACGCCAAGCCCCTCCCTGCCCTCACCATAAAGAAGTATCGCGACCATTGCGCAGCCTTCGCCAAGTGGAGAAAGAGCGACAACGCGCTGACGACGACAGCCGCAGAGGGCAAAGGCTGGATCGAATCATTGCAGGACGCGGGCGAACTCAGCAATCGCACCGTGAAGGCCATGCTTCAGAATGTCCGCACGGTTATGAACTGGGGAAGGCAGAACGACCCCGCTACATTCTTTCCGGCTGGCAACCCGCTTAACGGCATCAAGGCACCCGATTACACAACGGCTCCTTCCTACCTCAAAGCCTATACGATGGATGAAGCGAAGCTTGTCCTGGCCGCAGCGCGAAAAGAAGACAAAGCTATGTTCCGGTGGATACCGTGGCTTTGTGCCTATTCGGGAATGCGCGTCAGTGAGGCCGGGAACTTGCGGAAGGAAGACTTCTTCGAAGCAGATGGCCGGTGGTTCTGGAAAGTCACGACGGTAGGCGGGCGCTCGCTCAAGACGGCCAGCAGTGAACGTCGCATCCCGGTTCACAAGGCTCTTTTAGATGAAGGCTTCATCGACTTCGTGAAAGCCGCGAAGCCGGGACGCCTTTTCAAAGGCGATACGAAGGACGCCGTTCTCATTCAGCCCCGTATCAGCACCTGGGTTCGCGGCTTCATCCCATTCGACAAGCGCCCGGAACTTTCACCAAACCACGGCTGGCGTCACCTGTTCGAAGACTTCTGCCGTCGTGACCATGTGCCGGAAGACGCGCGCAACTACATCACGGGCCGAACTGACGGTGGATCACGCGATATGTATGGCCGCAGCGACGTGATGCTGCCCGGCCTCGCCGCTGCTATGGACCGAATAGAGCCTATCCCTTTGGCTTGAGCGACCGCCTGCCCCTCCTTTTCCTCTTCCCATAGAGGGAAAGGAGCAATTCGATGATCTTCAGCAGGAGCAGGATTGCGGTTAGAATGTCTGTGATTTCTTGCATCGTTCGCGCCTTTCATCGGTGACGGCGATAGACACCGCAGACCATTCTAACGCGACGCGGCAGGGCGTGGACGTTCTAATGTGAAAAAATTCCTGCACTATAGGAAAAAATACCCACTCAGGGATTCACAAGCGATTCGAGATATGAGATTCTATCCTCAAGTTAATTGAGGACGGATCGCATGAACTTTACCGGCATCGTATCGAGTGCGAAGAAGGCCTTCGGCCTTCCGGTAGAAAAGAAAGCGTATTCCCTCAACAGTGTCGAGTTCGCCGACCTATTCAGCGTCCATCCTACTTACTCAAGCGTCAATCTCGGTGGTCAGGCCGCGCTCTATATTCCGGCTGTCCTTCAGGCTGTCCGGCTGATCTCCGAAACCATCGGCTCGCTTCCTTGCAAGGTCTACCGGGAAACGGCAGACGGCAAGGCAGCGGCCAAGAGTCATTCGGCCTATCGCATCGTCCACAAGCGGGCGAACGAATGGACCGGTGCGGGCGACCTTCGCACCCGCTTGACTGCCGACGCCATTCTTCATGGCAATGGTTATGCGCGTGTCGTTCGCTTCGAAGATGGACGGCCGTTCGAGCTTCACCGGTTGAAGCCCGGCAAGGTAACGGTTCTTGAAGACGACGTTACCGGCGCACCGGTTTATCGCGTGTCGGAAAGGTCCGGCACCCGTGACTATCCCCATACCGAAATCCTTCACATCCCGTCGTTCCTCGCAACCTCGCCGATCTCCTTCGGCAAGGAAGGCATTGGCCTTGCCGCGATCCTTGAGCGTCACGGTGCCCAGTTCTTCGGTTCCGGCGCACGTCCGACCGGCATCATCTCTAATGAGAAGCCGCAGGGCAGCGAAGCCGGTGCGAAGACGATGGCAAACGTTCGCGCCTCATTCAGCGATTGGCAGAAGGGCGGCGGGCCGCTCTTTCTGGATAGCGGTTGGAAGTATGACCAGCCCGCGATGACCTCAACCGATGCGCAGTTCCTTGAGAACCGCCTTGAGCAGGTCCGCGAGATTGCCCGCATCTTCGGCGTTCCGCCGACCATGCTTTTCGAGCTTACGCGCGGAACGTGGTCGAACACCGAACAGATGGGAGCGCAGTTCCTTCAGCTTTGTCTTCGCCCTTGGCTCGACCGCTGGACGGATGCCATGACGACCGTCCTTCTCAGCGAGGACGAACAGAACGACCACTATTTTGAGTTTGTCACCGACGACCTGATGCGCGCTGATGCGGCCAGCCGCACCGCGAACATGACCGCGCTCGTGACGAACCGCATCATGACCCCGAATGAGGTTCGGGCGATCCTCAACCTTCAGCCGCTTCCGGGCGGCGACGAGCTCACCAATCCCCACACTACTAGCAACGCCGCGTCCGCACCGACCTCGGCGAAGGGACCCGCATGATTGAACACCGCGCCTTCTTTGGCGACGGCGAAAAGCTGTTCGCCTTCCCGACCCGCGAACTTATCGAAGAACTTGAGCGGAAGACCGGCCACGGCGTCGGCGCACTGTTCCGGCGCTTCAAGTCTCAGGACTTCGCGTTCATGGACGTGCTTCAGGTTCTTCGCCTTGGCCTTATCGGTGGCGGGACCACGCCGCGCGAAGCTGACATGCTAGTTGCTCTTTACGGCATCGGGCGTCCGCTCGCCGAAAGCTTCGCGGTTGCCGATGGCGTCATTACCGCGCTGTTCTTCGGCAACGAAGAAGTCCAGGGCGAAACCGGACAGGCCGCAGCGACCGGCGATCTCGCCGCTTCCATCAATGACGCCTTGAAGCAGGTGGCCGAATGACCGATCGCCTCGAAATCAAGGCGGCGCTCACGGTTGACGATGCGGGCACCATCACCGGCATTGCATGGCCGTTCGGTTCGCCGGATCGCGTCGGCGACGTGATCGAAAAGGGCGCTATCGCTTCCCCGGAAGTCCTTCCGATGCTGTTCGCCCATGATCAGGCGCAGGTCATTGGCGTTTGGGACGAAATCGCAGAGACGCCGGACGGCTTGACGGTCAAGGGCCGCTTGCTCGTGGACGATGTTGAACGCGCCCGCGAAGTCCGCGCCATGATCCGCAACAAGGCAGTGTCCGGCTTGTCCATTGGCTTCCGCACGAAGTCCGCAAAGCCTCGCCAGCGCGGGCGCACCATTACCGCCCTCGATCTTCACGAAATCTCTGTTGTCGCCGTCCCGTCCCATCCGGGCGCGCAAATCACCAGCATCAAGGCCGCAGATGGGACGGCAGACCAGAAGGAAACTTTCTTGGAAAACGAAGAACTCGAACAGAAGAATGATCCGGTGATCTCGCCGGAAGACCTGAAGGCCCTCAAGGCCGACGTTGCTACCATCAAGGCGAAGCTTAACCGCCCGACCGCAGCCAACAACAATCACCCGGCAGCGGAAAACGACAACGCCATCGAAAAGAAGGCGTTCGCCGAATTTCTTCGTGGTGAAGATCTCGACCGGAAGGCCCTGACCGTCGCCAATGACGCGCCGGGCTATGTTCTCGCCCCGGAAGAAACCAGCGGCGAATTCATCCGCAACCTTGTCGAGTTCTCGCCGGTTCGCGGCATTGCTGACGTTCGTTCGACCGGCTCGCACACCATCATCTTGCCTAAGCGCCTGACCGTCACGAACGCCAAGTGGAAGGGCGAAGCCGTCGCTTCCGAAGCGTCCGAACCGACGTTCGACCAGATGGAATTTTCCATCAAGGAAATGACCACGCACGTTGATGTCGGCAACTGGCTTATCGAAGACGCCAGCCACGACGTTGAAGCCGAAATTCGCCTCGCCCTCGCCGAAGACTTTGGTGCGAAGGAGGGTCTGGCCTTCGTCAACGGCAGCGCCGCCCTTGAGCCGAAGGGCTTCATGGCAGAAACCGGTATCGCCAGCGGCCTGAACGGCCACGCGACGAACCTGAACGCGGACGCCCTTATTAAGCTCATGTATTCCCTGCCGGGCATCTACCGGAACCGTGGGACGTGGGCCATGAACGGCACCACCCTCGCCGTTATCCGCACCCTGAAGGACGGTAATGGCAACTATCTGTGGCAGCCGTCCTATCAGGCAGGGCAGCCCGAAACGATCCTCGGTCGCCCGGTGGTCGAACTGATCGACATGCCGGACGTTGCCGCAAACGCCTTCCCGATCATCTTCGGCGACTTCAAGGCTGGCTATCGCATCTACGACCGCATCGAGCTTCAGGTTCGCCCGAACCCCTATCTTCTGGCGACCGAAGGCATGATCCGCTTCCACGCTCGCCGTCGTGTCGGCGCTGGCGTGGTCCGCACCGATGTCTTCCGCAAGCTGAAGATGGCAGCAGCCTAAGCCATGACCTTTCAGCGGCCCGCCTATGAAGAAGTAAGGATTGCGCACGGTGCCAACACCGTGACGCTTCGCCCTACCTTGCGGGCCGCAGCTACCCTTGAAGCTCGCTACGGCTTCCCGGCAATGTTCCGGGCGCTGGACGATCTCAGCTTCACCATCATTTCCGATATCATCCTGACGGTAGCCGATTGCCGGGATGATGCAGCGGCCTTCCTTCGTTCAGAAGCGGCGGGAAGGCCGCTCTTTCCTTTCTTCATGGCTGTTCGTCAGCCGCTCGGCGAACTGATTTCTATGTTCATGCCCGCACCCGATCCGAAGGCCAAGCCCTCGACCGGCAGCGGCAAGGCTACGCCGTGGGCCGATGCTTACGCCGATATGTATGCAGGCGCGACCGGCTGGCTTGGCTGGACGCCCGAAACGGCTTGGAAATCAACCCCTACCGAAATCGCCCGCGCAATGTCGGCGCACTTCGACCGGCTCGTGACGACCGGCATCCTTCAGCGCAGCGACAAGCAGGAAGCGAAAGCAGCAGACCACGAACAGGCCGCACGCAACGTCGCCGCTGGCCTTGATCCTGAATTTGACCGTGCTGGACTTCAGGCGCTCAAGATGAAGATTGTGAGCGGATCATGAGCAAGCCCGCCCGCATCTGTTCTTGTGGCCGCATCGTGCCGCATGGCGAGGCTTGTCAGTGCCAGCGCGCCCTGACTCGCGAACGTAATGCCCGACATGATGCCCGCCGCCCTTCCGCCCGTGCCCGTGGCTATAATCATGAATGGCGCAAGGCCCGCCTCGACTACCTGGCTATCCACCCGCACTGCCGGGAGTGCAGCAAGCACGGAGTTACCCGCCTTGCTACCGTCGTGGATCACGTCATTCCGCACCGTGGCGACAAGGCCCTGTTCTGGCACCGCGCCAATTGGCAGCCCTTGTGCAAGCCCTGCCATGACAGCGTAAAGCAGCGGCAGGAGCGCGCGCTATTGGTCTGCCCCCTGAAAAGTGGTCCTCCCTGAAGTAGGCTATTGAGCCGTAGGAGGACGTTGGAATGCCCCAGAAGAAGCACAAACCCGAAGAGATCGTGGCGAAGCTGCGCCAAGTC